AATCTGGATGCGGATACACTGCGCCTCCTAAGAAAACAGGTAACGTGCAAGCTTGGGCACGCCTAACCATCACTGGAGGTGGTCTCGCGGCTTCTCTCATCTTCATACCTTCACCATCTGGAACTGGAAGTGGGTATTTTTTGCGGACGAGAGGATCTTCCGGGCGGTATCCTAATAGTATCCGGGACCCACCCGCAGACAGTTTTTTCTATCTGCTGATAAGTCGAGACCGATTAAGTTTTGTTTCATCTCAGAGTTTTGTATGGCACATTCTGAAATGAAGTTGGCGACGTAAATTGTGTTTTGATCGATGTTTTGATTGACGTTTTCGAGATTAGCTAATCCATTAACGTTAATTTGAGTCATTCGTGTAACGTTTCTCTCTATTATTGCTCTTCTTGATTCTGGCGTTAAGCTAGGTGCTATCGCCTGACCACTCATTATATTCCACAATTTTGAGTAATCAATTTTCATCATCGTTTCGGCAATTGGTTTCTTAGAAAGAAGATAACCTGAAGTTTCATTAACCTTGTCCCAAAAATTTAAAACAGTTTTCGCAATCCTATTAGGCTTCTGCTGTTTTCCTGAGAGAAAAGCTCTATTGTCCACACCGGCTTTCCCTCTAATCGTCAAATGATCGCATATTCTACTGTAAGTTGAACGACTATCTTTAGTCTTAAAATGTGCAACTACGGAATCGTGCTCATACACCGCGTCTCCAAACCGCAGAGGAATTGGACGTACGTCTTCGCTGCCTTCTTCTAGTTTACGAAGGTCTTTTTTGGTGAACTTTACTCTAACACGCTCACCCTTAGAAGTAATTAGATAATGTTTGATTATGTCTCCCCCCTCTTTCTTTTTGCGTCTACTAGCTTCATCTCCGAAATATTTCCACGCTTTCTCGGTTAATTTGCCAGCTAGGTAAAAAGGCATCTTTGAAAAAATTGAATCTTTATGTGTGGCGGCCCAGAATTCGTATTCTGTGGGCACCCAAGTCACTGTGATGGGTTCTGGTTTCAGCGATTTAACTTTCAACCAAATATTATGTGCATAGACATAATTTCTATCCTCACCCCTCGGTATCTGCTCAAAATAACCAGCTTCTACCAAGAACTTCACAAAGTGATTTAACCACCATTCTCTAGTTTCCAAATCCCTATCAGGACCCCAAGGGCAAACATCATCAGCTCGTCGAGGCACTGCTGAAAACATTCGATCCGTCGTTGAAGCCCATAATTTCCATCGCAAATATTTTTTCTCAAATAGAGCGGCGTCCCATGTGATTCTAGTTCTCCAATCGTATGGTTCAAATCCGTCATCAGGTACTTCACTAGTAGACCCCGAATCTGAATCTGAATTTTCGGATTCGTCTTCGTCATCGCTGAACAAAAAACTATCCCTTTCAACTCTATCGTCTAAAGACAAATAATCATCATACGTCATCATGGTGCCTGAACTTATCTCCCTTACGGGTAGGTTCGTGTTGGGTAAAACACCATCAGATGTCGTATTGACTTCTAATACTTCTTCCTCCTCTACAAGATCCATAATGATCCTGTTCAAAAAGAAACCGTCTCCTGTGGATTCTGTACTTGAACCATGTGCTCTCGGTCCATCAGAAAATTCGGTTGTAGAGCTAAATTCTCTACAATCTGGAAAATCGCTCTCAGAACTGCTTAAGAGAGGCTTAAATTTCTTAACTGGTTTCTTAACGACGATTCGCTCCGAAGAGCTAGATTTCTCGCCGCTACCGTAGGACATTCTATTGCGTCTGAGATTGGGGTGAGGTAATAATTCCTCCAACTCATCATCCACGGATTTTTCGGCCTTAAGGGCACGCATGAAGCGATTGAGGATCCCAGACCTCTTCGTCTTCTCTTCATCACTCAACTTCTCTACCTTCTTCTCAATGAGGGGTTGTTTCTCCGCATCATTGTTTGACAATTTCTTCTTAACATAGTCTAACACAGTTGGCTTAGCCATTGGTGGCACAGTCTCTTCTTCGGATTCGGAAGAGGAAGAAGAAGAAACAGTTCTTTCTTCAGTAGGAATATTGTTTAATTTTTCCATCTCTTTTCGATGTTCTCTATCATGCTGCTGTTCTATCTGTTTTGAAACACCAGAAAGAGCTTTAGCGAAATTATTGTTGCTCATGATCCAGCTGAAATTAAGCTGGTCAAACTCCTCTCGTGAAATTTGCTTCCACGAAGCGGGGGCTAGAGTTTCCAAACAATAAACATAAATTCGGTCTTTGATTTGTTTAAACCAAAAATCACGATTCTTAAGACAAGAGACATCATTAACATCGATGAGATATGGGCGGAATATCAGAGAATATTTCTCAGCACTTTGAAGTTGGTCTGCTAGAGCGGGTAATTTGCCATGAGGCTCATATCTAGCTAACCAAGGGAGGCTGATTTTGGGAAGTTTTGGACCTTTAATCTCAAACCAGTATCTACTGGTGGAGATATTGGCTCCTTGTTTTAACACTTGACAGGAGGCCAATTGATCGTGCAATAGTGACGCAAACCCATAATTACATGAGCATGTCGATGTCACATTGGTTGCTTTCTTAATGAACGATTGTGCTTCTTTGTTCAGTAAGTTTACTTCCTCTGGTAGTTGATTTCGCTTAGGGTTTCTTTGTTTTTTGGCATTATTATTTTCTCCCTTACGTTTTGATTTACCATTAGAGGGTTTATTAACTCTAACGTTATCAACTACTTTATCTCTATTATTCTCTACGGTCTTGGTGGGTTCTGGTGTTTTCGCAAACACCAATGATGGTAATGCATCTGAAGCAGCTCTCAAGGCATAATCAACAGTGTCATCCTTCGCAGGCTTGTCCTTCTTGATTTCTTGATAGTTTTTATTTACTTCAGGCTCCCAATATTTCCATTCATCAGAACTTGAGCTAACAGTGTTTTCCTTAACAGGCTTATCCTTCTTAGCTTCAGAACGTTTCTCAATGCGCACTTTCCCTACGGTCATGAAGGGCTTAACACTTTGGATACGTTTTTCGTCATCACTTTCTGACTTCAGGGCTTCAGCATAAGTCGTCTTAACTTTCTGCTTAGGCACCCACTTAGAGTTGGCTGGTATTTTATCTGGACTCATTCTTCCAGATTTGCCGTAAAAACACCATCTCTTATTATAATATAAAGTACGTTCAGTCGACTCTAATTTAAACTTATTGGTGAAACTTAAATACGTATGTTCGGCGTCAGCGTCGAGGACTATCCATTTTTCACAAACGGGACGTTGTGAAAACAAGTAGGTCTTGGAATTGTCCACCACGGCGAAACCAAACATGGCGCATTTGGGGTTTCTCATAGTAAAGTTCAAAAAGCGGAGCCATTGAGTTTGAATGTCTCGTCCGGGCATTTCAAAACCGAAGAAGTCTAAAACTGATTTGATACATCCAGTTTCAGAATTGACGATAGAGAAATTTTCCAAGTTAAGATATTCGAACGTAGCTGAATAATTAAAAGTCGAGTTGAACAAAACAGTGTTAACAGGCATCTGTTTGTTTGGATAACTTGACTTCAACGCATACATTCTCTTACCTCCAGATTCGATAACGACTGGATTTAAATAATCAGAGCCATAATATGCGGACGCTGCCTCATTAACTACGAATCTAGATCCATTCACAACAAAGTTCAGTTGTAGAAGGGATTCGAAGTTGGAGCGATTTGAATTTTCATCCAGAGTGCGGATATAGCTCGAGGTCGAGCTGGCGTTAATACTGACAGGTGCCTTGGCCTGTTGGTTCGAGTTATTGTTGTTGTTGCTAAGAGTGTTAATTCTTATTGATTGAGCGACAAGTGGGAAAGAAACTTGGGTTCCGTAAACCAAGAAAGAAAAGATGGGAAGTAACCCCGTATCCTTATCTTATTCGACCCACCCCTATTGATCTAGCACCCAGAGGCCGAATCGTGATCCTTCATAAAGGTTCCTTATAGTCCGTCTTGCTCGAACCGAACGTCAGTGTCATTTGAATTAATTTGCATAAGGCAACTCCAAGGAGACAATCGTCAATGAACTACCAGAGTTTATGGCCTGTTCACATCAAATAGTCTCACCACGGGAGAGGTCAGTAGTTAAACATCAGGATCCAAATCATCCCTCAATTTAACCCCCGGTACAGCGATATTAGCTTACGCCTTCCGTTAGTATTTACGCAAGTTGAAGTTTCAGAAGGGTCTGAGCTTTCACGGGCCCAGTATTCGTCAACCACAACCTATACCACCTTCGCAAATTAATTTAAACTTGAGACATTCTCAAGACTTTCTACTGTAGGAACACGGTCAAAACCACGAAAACCTCCTTCTATGATCGAAGGGTAGATGCCCGCCCGTTGGCGGTCAATGAC